TGGACCCAAGATAGCCTCTATACCTTTAAATGTATAGAGCGTCCCCTTCAACAACTCAATCACTGCTGGTAAAGTAGCTTGAGCGGTTTTCGCCAATTCAACGAAAGACTTAACAGCAACAGTAATAAACTCCCTAAAAGACTCCTTCATACCTGGATCAGTAAGTACAGTGGACATATCTTTAAGCATCTTCTTTAACGGATCAAGCCCACCAGACTTATCTACATCTGCAATTGCTAGCATCCACGAGTTTTTAACTTTTTGGAGTAGCGCAGGAATCTCTTCGCTTGCCGCCTGAGCACCACCTGAAAACGTCTTTATCAGTTCTTGAGAGAATTTTGGAAGAAACTCCTCACTATAGAGTTCTCCCTTCTTTAACATTTCAGACAGTCTCTCCTGTGTAACACCTATAGATCTAGCAGCAATAGCAAACGCACCAGGAAGGCGCTCTCCAAGTTGCTGTCGGAGTTCTTCGGCGGATACTTTACCTTTAGACAATACCTGCACGAATACTTTAAATGTAGATTCTAAGTCATTCTGGCTCATTGATAGTGCAGTAGCAGTTACTTGAATTGCATCGTACATTTGTTTAACACTTGCCATATTAACTGTGGTGCCTTGTGCTGCAGCAGCTAATTGAGAAAAACCTCTAACAGACTCTGATAGACTGGTCCCTAGTGACATTGCTCTGTCAGTTACGAATTGCATGGATGAGCCAACTTCTGTATAGTCTACTGCTGTAGTTAATACATTCTTCATCCTTTGCAGTTCAAGAACAGTATCACCTACAGCAGAAGAGAACATTCGTACGCCTTCTATAGCTAGGCTAAATGATACTAATTTTCCTAGACTACTCATTAAAGAGAATGATTTCTCAGTCTTCTTTGCAAGTCTCTCATTCTCGGCAGCTAGTTTAATTAGTTTCTTTTCTACCTTTTCTAGCCCGTTTGCTACTCCTGTAAAGTCAATCCCTTTCAGCTTAGTAGCGAAGCTAGCAATAGCTGCATTTGCTCCACCTCTTCCTGTAAATACACTAGAGAACACCTTTACTTTAGTATTAAGATTATCTATAGATCTGCCAGTAGACGTTGCAGTCTTAGATAGATTCTTCAGAGAGGTATCTGCTGCTGAGGTATCTACAGTAAGTGTAACGTCTGCCATTAGCGTCTCGATTGCTTTTTTAAGATATACTTTATATATTCAGCTTCTATAGCGCGTAGCATTCTAAGAAACTGTACACCATACTCTTTAGGAATATCCCTCATCCACATATAGGATACTATGTCTGTCATCTTAAGTGGTTGAGGTCCAGCATCCGTATATCCTCTGAATTGACTTAGATGCTCCCATCCAACCCAAGCATCATAACCACCCCAAGGAATCTCCAACTGTTCTATGCCACTCTCTTCTAACAGAGATTCTACAGAGACACCTTTTATCTTTGCTACTTGTTCCCAGTGTGCATACTCATCTCTTATCCTAAAGGTGTACTCTGCATAGGCGGTCAGTCCCTTTCTACATTGTCCCTAAAGTTGCCAGCAGATGATGCAAGTTCTTGTACATATCTCCTGAAAGATGGATAGTTTTCACATATTCTGATCTTCTCTTCCGTAGTACATTCAATTTCATTACCATTCTCTTCAAGATGCTCCCATTCAATCAAGAGCCCGGTGGCGACAGCCTTGGACATTACTCTTCCTTGAGTATTCCGTGGAAGTTTCCTGAAATTCGGGTAGGCATCTATCGTATTTCTAAGTATCTTTTGATAGTTCTCACTGTCATCAGAACGTACTTTAACGCTGGTCTTCTCATCCATGGAAAACCAGCGACCTTCTTCTGCTTCATTTGAAAGTTGAAATGCGGTAAGATCCATAAAGTCTCCTATCTATTATGTCTGTAGTTCATCGTATAGAGTACCTATTTTGCTACCTGCATCTTGATCATATTAGACCAAGCTTCTGGTGATCTTCAGAGTGCAGGCTTCCGTATTATCATATAGGGCTAAAAACGGTACGTTTTGAATTATTGGACCTTCTCCAGTTATCTTCGGCGTTTCACCACCGAACTTTATTCGGGGGAAGAGAAAGATGTAATCTTTACCATCTATGTCAGTAATTGTAAGTTGAATGCTGGATTCAGTCCCGTTAACGAATTTCGAATAAACAGAGAAGTCTTGAACATACATTGAAAATGTACCAGAAACATTACAGCGTCCAGCAAAGATACCAGCTTTGGATGCTGAACCTATTGCGTAACCCTCAGAGAATCCATTATCCACAGTGAATTTAATAGCTGTTATCAAACTAGATACTACTCCACCCTCCTTTAAAGATCCTGAATAGGTGTCGAACGGTTCAGAACCCGTACCTGTTGCATACTCAGCATCAGGATCAATTGATGTACTAGCTGGAGTACTCTCATTCTTTCCAGAGAAAGTTAGCTCTAAAGTAGTGATTTTATTTGGAGCAATATCAATCTTCATGGTGGATACCATCATACCAGTATAAGGAATATACTGTGCAATATCAGTAAGTCCCTTCTCCAAGGTAAAAAATCGCTCAGTGATTCCATTCTTAAGAACATTGTTAGTCCACGTCCCAAACAGTGCCGCTTCGATGAATGGATCATACATTCCGTAGAGTAGTTCAGTATTAATACTTCCACCAGCATTCTTGTTCCCGTAAATCATGTACTCAATATTTCTGTCATCGCGCAATAGATTGGAAGTAATAGTACTCCTTTCTCCTGCGAGTCCCTCAGATGCAAACTGAATCTTGTGACATGTAGGTGTATTCGGGGTAATTCCCCAAGTAACCTCTGGAACATAAATTATTCTGCCATATGAACCTTTTGCGGTCGTCATTTTATTCCCCTTTTCTTATCCAAGAAACCAGAATGGAATATCTACAGCAACACAGTAAAAACCTTCGTAAGGGCACCCCATTTTTCGAAGAGTATATGCACCAAACGAAATGCCATTTATTGACTTTCTCTTGAATAAACTCCCTAGTGTTATTCCATAGTTAATAGCTCTATCTGAACCTGCTCCAGATGGTGTGAATATCAACAAGGATACTAGTCCATTGTATCTATCATAACCTGTCTGACCTAATGTGTCTATCTCACTAGTAGACGGTAATATTCTGACTGATACCCACCCATCATCAGGCGGAGTGAATGGCACATTTTCATATTGTATCAATGTAGTGGACCAGTTGGTCGCTATTGTCTCTTCTGCTGTACTTCTAAGTGTACAATAGTTCATTAATCAAACTCACCAAATGCTTCCATATTAATAGGTTGCTTCTTCCTAATTTTACGCATATTTAAGAGTTCCTTAAGATGCACTTTAAATTCAACCAATGATATTCGCATGAATCCGTTTGGAGCAATCGATGAATGACCAAAATACTCTATAAAATCAGCGTATTCCACATTGCACCCAAAGGTGTATTGTTTTGCTCTATGAAATTTAGGGCGCGGAGGAGGAGGATACGTTGCATTACTATTCCTCTCCCTCTTAGATACTATTTTATTCCTTGGTTCAGATTGAACGTATATATGGTTCATTAGGAAACCTGTCTTTACAGGACACCTCTTAACCATATCTGCAAATGTTTGATGCAATGCTGCATAAACGGAAGCCCATACTCCGGTTTCCACAGATTTAAATTCACTTGTTAACTGATCTGTAAAGGTTGCCATCTATTTGATCTTTCGTAACTGTATAGAGAGTATCGTTCTTGTTGGATCTTCGAGTACTGGAGGAACTATTTCATATACTACTCCACCATAATCTAGCCTGTCGGTCTTTGAATCAGGAATATCATCATCAAATTGAGTGCTTTCAGTAACAAATACCTTATCATCTGCGAGTATGTTATCTGGCAGTCTATCTGTTTGTTTAAAACTTCTTAATATACCTGTTATGGTTCTCCTCGTCTCACTATTTACTACTGTCCCTGTAGTAGGGTCATAGCTAGCAGGAGCTTCCCTGATCAACGTAGCATCTTCAACAAGAGAAGCAATAGCTGCAAACCCTGTTGAAAGTACTTTCTGTATGGTAGACTTCTTAATCATATTAAATACTGAACCCCCGCATCTTAGCAAGGTATCTTCTTAACAGAAAGTATACTACAGATCCAGGTGAAAAGGCTTCTCGATGAAAAATTTCTTCAGTCTTTCTCAAGTCAGGTGAGGATTTCATTTCAACAGTGAGATCACCAGTTGCTACTTTTAACACTTCTTCCGTACCACTGCTCACCGCAGTTGAAGATAGCCCGTAAATATAGTGCGCATAGAGCAATGCAAGTTCACTCTGGGCATTCTTAACATTCTCAGGGATAATAGGCGCATCAACAGAGAGGTTCGCTGCTGCATCTTCGAGGGCTGCCCAATCGTCGTAGTGATAATCCATCGCATCTGAAGTGCATCCTAATTCATCAGAAGGCCATAATTTAGAGCCTGGAAGCAGCCTAGGAAAGGCTAATGCTTGCGCTTTAGTAGCTTTAATGCCTCTCAGAGTTAGCGAATCCAGCATTAACGTGGCTAGGCGTAAGCGGCTCTCCTTCTCTCCATTATTCAAAGCAGACCATTCTTCAAGTGGAAGAGCTGTTCTAGTAGAAATGTAATCATTCGCTTCTGTCACAGTGACATAGCTGTCAGCATCTGGATCTGCTATAGTTACCACTAAAGCCATTACTCACCTATATTGTAAGCTGTTATAATGGAGAATGTAGGTTGTATAAGTTCTTGCACAACCTACATTCAACAGTGGTCTATGTTACTTACCCAACACTACGGTCAATCCAAAAGACAAGCAGCGTCTTCACTGCGGTGCTAGCAGTGATAGTGAAACTGTTGGTCGCTTCCACAAGTCCTGCAAGCGAGATTTGGGTGTTATCAGTCAGGTTAACAACAGAAAATACAGTATCAGCAGCCGCCATGCCGGTAATAGTTATGGCAGTATCACTAGCAGCACCAGCGGCTACAGTTGCATTGATCATTTCAGCAGAATTCTTAGCGTAACCCATTCTATATCATCCAATATGTTGTGTTCTTTCAAATACCACATCTACGTAGATGTGGTATTATCTAATTAAATGCTAAACAGTTTCATTAATTCCATTGATCTCGACAACAGCGTCTTCGGTCTCAAATTTCATATCCACACGGAGAGTGAGAACGATAATGTAAGTACGCGCACGGATGTCTCTGTCGGTCTCAACAGAGATCTGCCGTTGTACACCCCAGATAATATTCTGCGGATGGGTAAGAATGCACTTATCAGCAGGCATCAATGCAGCAGAAACGACAGGAATCCCATAAGCGTAAGTCGGACGGAATCCCTCCAGGGTGTTATCACCAAGAGTGGTTTCACGATCGGCAACTTCATCACGGTAATGCAGCTCATTGGCAGGAGAAACCCAGAAACGGAATGCAGACCGGTTGCGCAGATACTTATCAGGCATTAGCAGAAGTCCCGCTTTGAGAATAGCCTTCCCCATCGCAGAGCTTCCCCCACCAACATCCACAACATGCGAGGTTGCTTGTTTGATCAAGCCATCCATGGTAGCGAGGTAAGTATCTCCGGAAGCCGTATCACCAGTGATAAGTAGTTCTTCCAAGTCAGTCGCGGTGCGCGATGCCATATTGCGAAGTATGGTTTCTTCGAAATTGGAATGCTCAATGTTGTCCTCAAGAACATCATAGGGAAGATGAACTTCAGCCATGAGTTCTTTGGTGGTCAGGGTAACTTTGGAGGTCGTAGGCGCTGCCCTCTCACCAGCGGTAAGCGTAGTCCCACTAGCAGGAGCGGCACGCAGAATACGGCTGTCAAAACCAACCTTTTCAATCAAACGCACCGGGGAACTCATCCGCACCGTCCTCACTTCTCGAAGAATGGTCGGTTGATTAAGAACCAGATCGATGAAGCGGTCCGATTGTTCCGGGTTGAGATACCCACCATTGCTAGAAAGGTTAGTAACAGCGATATCAGTCTTTTCCAGAATCTCTTTCACACTAGGTTTCATCTTAAAATATCTCCTGTTTTAAATAATTAGAGGATGCCAAAAACGCCTTTAAAAATATTATTGCTATCTTTCTTATCTTTCACTTGTTCGGTATCACCACTCCGATACACCGCAGGACTAGCGGAGGTGTTGATCTCTTTCTTAACAGCATCAAGTTCTTCTTTCATTGCAGTGATAGCGAAAAGCAATTCACTCTTAACCTTGTTTATCTCTTCCGCGATATTTGGAGTAGCATCTTCATCAGTCTTGGTTTTATCTTCTACTACAGGCTCTGCATGTTGCGTAGCTTCTTCTTTAACAATGTCTTCCTTGGTTTCTTTCATGATCTCTCCAGCATCTTTAGGTTGTTTTGCAGTAGTAAAATCTAGTTTATTAACATCAATCACCGTCAGCAGTTCCGACAGATAACTCTTCAGACCGTCAACAACCGAGAGAACAAAAGAGCGTCTCTGTTCGGTATCAATATTCTCTATAGTAAGCGTAGATCGGATAGCCTGGAATGTAGAGTCCAATTGTTCATACGTCTTATAAGACATCTCCTTCAAAATGACTTCCCTAGGAATTGCTGATACTGCATTATCAATCTCTATAACCTCTTTCTTTTCACGCTTTTTAAAGATTTTAGCTATGAAACTCTGTTCGTCTTGTGCTTTCATAACACCAGTTATCCCACGAATACCACTTTCTTTGTCCAGTTCGACAAGTTCAAATCCACTGTCATCAAATGCAGATTTATCGAGTTGTTCATAGGAAGTCATCTTCCCAAATTCAGCGGACTTGTCGAATTTAATGGTCGTTGCAATTTCACTTCCAAGGGCATCTTTGATCTTTTCATGGTCAAAGTCCTTCGGAGCCAACACTTTATAGAGAACTCTATTCACCTGCTCCTCCTTTCCTTCCTGCACTTTTACAACACGAAAAGGAATCTGGTTAGCTCCCCTGTCAACAAGTGATACAAAATGCGCCTCTGGTTGAATGAGAAAACCAACTTCCCTTTCCTCTATCTCTCTTTCAGTCACTATGATCTCCATATTCAGTCAACAAAATATCTATGCGTATGCCCTTTGGCTTCTTCCGTTCTCACCGTACTGAGAATAACGTGAGAGTGATCTAAATCATTGGATGTCATACCTAAGATAACTCTCCCGTCTTCTCCAAATTCCACATAGTACTCGTGCATATGAGCTGCTATGCTGTCTATGTCCGTATTAGCTTCGGTATCACCAAGAGCAATTTTAGCGATATCCACAGCCACCTTTTTAGGAACTTTCATTGTAGTCATTGCAACGGAGAATCCATTTATCTTCCCCGATTTAATAGCATCCCAAAGTGGTCCCTCTTCGACTCTTACCCCAAGCACCCAAGCCCCCTCCGGGTAGTCAGGGTCATCCTTTCGTGCGATGAAGCTCTCAACTACTTCCGCCCCCGTTGGAGTGTAATCGTGTCCCATATCTATTTTATCGACTTTCCCCGAGGCGATAAAGTCATGAGCCATCTTAACTAGATCGTCTCTGGTAATTGTCTCCCAGTCCGTATCCACTTCTAGTGGAGAATAAACAACACCATATACATAATGATATCTCATGGGCATAAAAAAACCTCATTTAGTTGATTAATAGTACAGTATATACATACCATACTAACGGTCAACTAAATGAGGAGTACTAAAGTTTTGTATTAAACTTATAAATATGTTAAATTACTTGCAAAATCGTTGGTTCACATACTCCAATTCATACGAATATAGATGCAAGCTTTTGCAAGAGAATGATAATGGACCAGGCTCTATTCCTATTTCTCCAGCCACATACTCATTAAGCAGTGTAAATCCTCCCATGTTAGTAGGCCAGCCAGCGACAAGGCTCCAAGAGCGATAAATGACATGCGTCAGTAGTGCACCATCAATAATTCTAAAGTCAAGTCCTCTTAGGCACGGCGTTGTCTGGCGCAATTCTTCGTGCGCCGTTAGATCAATCCGGCAATGCGTACATTGTTTATAGTTCCTTCCGAAAGTTCTTCCACATTTATCGCATATCTTGTATGGCTCATCATATCTGATCAGCCACAACGGATCAGCAATTGTTAGATAACAATGTTCGTTACCAGGGCTGTCTTTTAAATGTGCAATAATCCAGTCCAATTGAACGACTGGGCAAAGCTTATTCCCTCCAACAATCCAACTTGAGTAACGATAATGCTCATTTTGTTGGAGTTTGATATCCATCAGATAGTTCGCAAAGTAATTTCCTATTTCTTCGTCGGTTGTAGGCGGTGGTAACGTCCCTGATTCAGGCATTCTAGGTGCTAAAGGTCGTTCATGTGGGTAGTGAATGAATCCCGCTGCAAAGTCAAGTGCTACTCTGTCTTGCCCCTCATAGCTTCCACTGTCTATATGATACCTTCTCCCTTTATCTCGCGCTTCCCACAGCAGCCTGTGCCAGCAATCGTCCAATGTCGATGATTCAATGAATATCGGTCGAAACCTTTTTTCCACGTCTTGCCTCCTTTACAATATTTTCGATGAATTCGACTCTGCCTTTATTCCTGGCTAATAAACGACTTCTCAAATATTCAATTTGTTGCAGCAATCTTTCAAATTCAAAAAAGTCTTCTTCTGTTACGTTTAATTGCTCTTTCGGTGTGTTTTTAACGTGTTCTCTAAGAATTTCACTCGCTTCTCCTGGATAAAGAAAGCTCAAATTGCCGCCGATTCTCTCTATTATCCATGAGATTCTATCACGTAATTTAACGTCTTTGACCATAATGTCTTGTATTTTTTCGATTTGTTCTGGTGTTATCCCACACGTTTTAAGGTCTCTGAAATGTGCGGATTGAACTCTTTTGACCTTTTTGCCCGTTTTAAGGACGTTTTCTAGCATATCAAGGCGTGAAGTCATTTAATGTCTACCTCTCTCACTTTTTCGTCGAAAAATGAGTTAAATTCGATACGTGGAAGTTTTGTATAGTAGTCTATCACTCGTTCAGTAAGGTCTATAGTCTTAGCTAATTCTTTTTTCAATGGCTTTTCAGACCATATTGTCATCGTCCATGATATTCAACGCCCACTCTTCTCCTCCTGGAGAGTATGCGTTTCTCCTTCGTACTAAAATGAATTCAAATTTCCGTTCAACTATCATAATTTATCCTCTGTCAATTAAAATTGTATATTCTTGGTGGGTCTGTGAAGCCCACACTAACTTTAAATGTACACAGCATGCTGCAGAAAGTAATTCCAGCCCTTATCAAAGCAATAGCTTCTTGTACAGTCTCGTCGCTAGGATTGGTTGGCCATGATTTTAAAATCCACTTTTGTCCCCCCTCACTGCTAGCATAGAGATAACATGCACCACCTTTGTTTCTTTCTATTGTGAAATCCACATCTATATCCACATTTTGCATGATATCTCCTTTGTTTTAATCAAAAAAGACGACTGTTATTATCTTTTTTCCAAACTCTTTTGCCTGTTTTTCATTGGCTACAAGTATGTCTAACGACTGTTTCTTATGAGCAGCCATTAAGTCTTCAACCACAAGCACTCCAAGACCTTTAATATAAACTTTGCTCCCTAATTTATGCAACAAGTCATGCGAAACTGCAACTGTCCTTCCAATTACGGGGGTTGCCATAAGCGCTGTTTTTTACCAGTTTTCACATATGCCATGGTAGTTAGTTTATATAATTTTTGGTCACTTTTTGTTGAACTCTCTTCTCTGAGTTCTGATGGCAATATGCAAATTTCCACATGACAGGGAAGTACCTTAGCTATTGTAACTCCAATTATTACTCCTAAAGCCACAGCTAATAATGTTGTGAGAAATTTCATTTTGCTTTAATCTCGTCCGTTTGTAAGCTCTTACTTATTTTACTAATAAAATCAAGTATATAGCCCATGTATGCGTTTGCTAATTATTTATGTATTTGTGCAAGCGCTTGCATTATCAATAAGGTACGAATTTGATAAGCTCATATGAGTCATCATTGATAATGTCAAACGTAATATCCCCAATGTGAATATGTGTATAGTAGAATTGGTTAACGTAATTGATCGGAGAGTCTCCATTAACAAAAAAGACTTCTACGTCTTTGCTTGGAATGACTGTCTTTTCCAACTCCCTTCCGCCTTGATAGTTAGCAGTTCCCACATCCGTAATGAACAGGAAATTCCAAAGTCTGACTGCCGCTGGGATAAGATTAGCATTTGCCAGTAGTCCAGTCTCCTCTTGTTTCATGGCTAAATCGACTTTCAACGCCCCAGGTGGGATAGCGAGATTCTTTATACTATCATCAAGTGCCAAGTCAGTAGCTCGTGATGCAATAAATTCCGACCGAATAATGTCACTCCGTTTTTCCATAGCTCCCCTCTTGTTATCGTTATCGTTATCGTTGTTGTTCGATTGTCTAATTGTAGCAGAATCCGCTTGTTTTTGCAAGCCGTATATGTCTGAATTAATATTCACATTGCTGGTATTGAGGGAATGTCTTCGCTTTCGTTTTTAGCCAACGGAGAAATTCTACTTTAAAGCAATCAGCGCACATATCCACGGTGAGTTTAACAGATTCATCATATTCAGGGAGGGCAACTCCTTTTTCATAAGAAATAATGACTTCCTCTATATCGTTATTATTTACAGGAAGTGTCTTTATTGCTTTTCCACATATATCGCAAGTCGTATTTATCAATTTCTTCTTTTCGTATTCTGGAATGGTAACGGTCGTATAATGTTTCATTGGCAGTTCCTCCAAAGTTGGACATGATATTTTAATAGCACTATCTGGTTCATATAATCAAATGAAGAGAAAATATTTACAACCTCTTTATACAGCATCTCAGCCGTGGGTTGAACATCCCAAGTTTTCCTCAAGACTGCTTCACCTCCATCTAAAGATGTGTAGAATTTCCATTTTCCATTTGATTCAGCTATGATGAATTGAACATCCAACTCTAAATTGAGCAGCTCTCCGTCGGTTGACGTACTTTTTGTAGTCGTTTGCTCTGGTGGAGAAGTCCCTTTTATTTGCAAGTCTTCGTACATATTGAGCAGCTCATCCACCGTTTTGGAGATATTATCCAATTTTTCATTAATCATTGTCGCACCACTAACTCTCGCCGTATCTACCCACTTCTGAATGGAGCTTACATCCGCTTTAATAGTTACATATTTACCTTTCATAGTCGTCCTTTCCTGCACTGTAAAAGCACTTGAAATCTACAACATTTTTATCAAACCACCATGCTTCTCCGAATTCATTATGATGATCCGGAAGTTTATAAGCCACTTCTTTTGGTGCTCTGACTTCATATATAACCGTTCTTTTGACTCTCATTGCCCAAGCCATTGCCGCCATGGGAGTGGTAAATCCCCTAACTGGTTTATTTATACTTCCCTGTTCTTGGTGTAGTAACATGATATAATATCATTGAGTGTACTTCCATACTACGGCATAGGTCATGACAATATCATTATCAATTGAGTGCACTACGTTTGTATTGAATGGCAACCTAATGGCTATACAATCAATTAATGGTTGCATCTTCTTTATGTTGAGTAGACTCAGTGATAATGTTATTAAAAAATTTCGAGTGTATTAATATTGGTGGTACCATAACCTTTACTAACTCTTCTAATTTCGTTAATCGCTCTTGCAATTTCTCCATTCTCTGAAACAGATACAAAATGAGTATCGCCTCAACGGTTAGTGCAACGAGCATCATCAATTGTACTGTCATTCTCTCTCCTTTATGTGTTATAAGTTAAGTATCTGCGCATTATAGTTGAGTGCTAATGTATTGTCAATAAAAAGTTGCATATTACTGTTCCTCTATTAACTCCACAAGGACCATTACGTATTTCATTTATTAACTCCACATATTAATACCTTTTAATACGTTTTAAGACAAGACATATTTTTGTTTTT